GGGCGATGCTTTCGCCTATGCGCTGCTGGGCGGCGGTGAGCATAGGCGTCTGGTGCGCGGCGCCCATAACCCCATGAATAATAAGCCGATCAGGGCGAAAATGGACTTCGCGGTGCTGTGAACGGTGATCTGGTCGATCAATTGTTAGCGGAGGCTGCGGAAGCGTGCGCCGGCGACCCGGGCAAGATGGCCGAATGGCTGGCCGGCGTGGCGGCTGGGGTGATTGATCTAACTCGCGGCGGTGTGTCGTTCGGCTTTGCCCGTCTGGGTGAAAAAGGGGGCGCCACCAGCGGGGAGGAGGAGTAGGCCGTGGCCTTGACGCTGACGGCGCCCATTCCAGGAGAGGGAGGAATGGTTAAAGCCTAAAGGATATGAATGTGTTTTTCAAGCCTCAACTTCCTCCCGGCGGCGTCTTACTGCCGTTTCGGGTTGCCCATCTCGCGGGCATGGAGCTGCATCCGATTCAGCAGCGGAGTTTTGACTGGCCTGGTTCGTGCGCCCAGCTTGAGGCGCAAGCGGAATGCGGCCCGGCCTACACCATCATGGTGGATGGAGTAGCCATGGCGTGCTTTGGCGCGGTTGAGATTTATCCCGGCGTTGCGGAAGCGTGGCTGCTCCGAGACAACCGTATTGCCGCCTATAGGGTGTCGATGGGACGCAACAGTCGCATGTTCTTTGACCAGTTAGGGACCGCGATGAAACTGCGCCGATGCCAAATGAGCGTGGATGTATCGTTTCCGTCAGCAATCCGATACGCCGAATGGTGTAAGTTTGAAATCGAAGGCGTGATGCGCAAATTTGGCATCGGTGGCCAGGACAATCTGATGATGGCGAGGATTTACTGATGAGTTGGGGTAATACTGGATTCCTGGGGAAGGCGAAACGCCCAGATGAGAGCGCGCGGAAGAGGCAAGAGGAGCAGATCGCCATCCAGGAGGCTCGAGCGGAAGCTGCGGAAAGGCTGGAATTACGCAAGGGGCGCTCCGCGCGTAAGGCACGCAAAACCGGCGGCGGGATGCGGTTGTTGCTATCATCAGCGCGGCCTAACGCACAGCTCGGCCTAACGACCACGCTAGGCTAGTTCCGTGCATCTAAACGTGAAGCAAGTCCTGGACCGGTTCGAGCGCGCCGAGGCGCGCAAGATGCAATGGCGGAATATTATTGAACAGTGTTACGAGTTCGCGCTGCCCCAACGAAATCTTTACGCCGGGCACTGGGAGAGCGGTACTTCCGGGCAGTCCAAAATGGATCGGGTGTTTGATTCCACCGCGATCAATTCGACGCAGAGATTTTCTAATCGCATCCAGGCGACCATGTTCCCGCCATATCGGCATTGGTGTCGATTGATGGCCGGCGATGATGTCCCGGCGGACGACAGGGAAAAGATGAATCTGGCTCTTGATATATACAACGAGAGGATGTTCGCCGTTCTGCGTCAAACGAATTTCGACCTGGCGATGTCCGAGTTTCTGCTCGATCTGGCGGTCGGTACGGCGGTGATGATGGTCGTGCCGGGGGATGAAACCACGCCGGTACGGTTCGAGGCCGTGCCACAATATCTGGTGTCTTTTGAGGAGGGTCCGTATGGCATTATTGATAACGTCTACCGGAAGATGCGTCTCAAGGGCGAGGCGATCCAGCAGCAATGGCCGGATGCAAAATTGCCTGAGAGACTTCAGCAGATGGTGGACCAGAAGCCGCATGAGGATATTGATCTGCTCGAGGCGACGATCTACTCCATCAAAGATGGTTATTGGTGCTATCATGTCATCGCGGCGGATATGCGCGAGGAGATCGTCTACCGTGAGCTGGACAGCTCCATGTGGATCATCGCCAGATGGATGGTCTGTAGCGGCGAGATCTGGGGTCGAGGTCCATTGTGCACGGCTCTCCCCGATATTCTCACGCTGAATGCCACCAAGCGGATGTTGCTGCAAAATGCGTCACTGGCGATTGCCGGCATGTATACGGCGGCGGATGATGGCGTTCTCAATCCGCAAAATATCAATATCGAGCCTGGTGCGGTGATCCCGGTGGCGCGCAATGGTGGGCCGCAGGGACCGAGCCTGGTGCCGCTGGCCCGCGCCGGTGATTTTAATCTGGCGCAGATCGTGATCAATGATTTGAGCATGTCGATCAAGCGCACCCTGCTGGATGACACCCTGCCGCCCGATACCATGTCGGCCAGATCCGCGACCGAGATTGGCGCCCGGATGACCGAGCTGGCGAACAACATGGGCGCGTCTTTTGGACGATTGATTACCGAGGCCATGATACCTCTCGTCAAACGTATCTTGCACGTCATGGAGCAGGAAAATTTGATCGATATGGCGGGGATGCGCGTCGATGGGCGTCAGGTCAAGATCGTTCCGGTGTCGCCGCTCGCCAAGGCCCAGAACATGGAAGAGTTGGAAAGCGTGCTGCAATTCGCCCAGGTCGCCCAATCGTTTGGGCCGTCTGGCGCCATAGCGCTTAATCAGGAACGCGCCCTCGAATTTATTGCTGATCGTCTGGGCGTGCCGGCGCGAGTGCTGACCACCGGCGATGAGAAAGCCGAAATGATGGTGCAAATGCAGGAGATGGCGGAAGCTGCCGCCGAGGCCCAGACTGCGGAGGCGCCGCCGGAATGAGCTGGGACAATTTGCTTCAAACGCCAAAGCCGCCTGTTGAAACGACCAGTGATCTTGATAAGTTATTTCTTCGGGTTTTCTCGACCCGAGACGGCAAGAAACTTTTAACTCATTTGCGCCAGATCACAATTGAGCAGCCGACCTGGTTCCCCGGCGAGGATCCTAGCCACGGCTTTGCCCGCGAGGGGCGGAATAGCCTGGTTCGCGATATCGAGCGGCGAATCCATCGAACACGGAGTGAAAAATGAGTGACGTACAGATTGCCGAAGCCGCGCCCGCCGATGACGACCGGCCACTGGTTAATGTCAAGCCGCAAAAGCCCGACGCGCCGGCTGATGCGCCCGATGGCATCCCCGTCATGGTGGATGATGACGATGATGGCATCACGACCGATCCGCCCGTGGTCGTCGCTGACCGGCCTGAAAATATACCGGAGAATTTTTGGAACGTCGAAAGCGGCGAAGTCGAGACGGATAAATTGGCCAAGGCATATACCGATCTACGTTCGAAAATGGATTCTGGAAAACATAAGGCGCCCAAAGACGGAAAATACGATTTCAGCGCTTATCCCGATCTCATGGGCGAGGATGACGACGAACTGCTTGGCTCGTTTACCGAGGTCTTGAAGGACGAAGGCATCAGTCAGGACGGCGCCGAAAAATTGCTGACGCTGTGGCAAGAAACAAATGGTTTGATTGATGACGCGGCTGTCAAAACCCACGCAGAGCAAAAAGCGATGCTCGGCCGCAATGGCGACAAGATCATCGAATCCACGGAAAAATGGTTGTTGAAAATGCAATCCTCGGGCGTCATCAGCGATGTCGAGCTGGAGGCAATGGCAAATAGCACTAGCGATGCCCGCGTGGTGACGGCGCTTAACAAGATCCGCCGCAGCTACAATGAGATGGACGTGCCGTCGATGACAGCAGCCGTCGAAACGGGCGCCGTTGACGCTCTCGAGCTGCAATCAATGATGGCGGATCCCCGCTACGGCATCGACATGGCGTACACCAAATCCGTTGAGAATCAATGGTATGAGCTGCATGGCGAAAGTAAGCCAAATTAATCTCGGTTACACCCCGACACGCCCAATTTTGCTAAAGGAGGAAGACGCCGATAACCTGACTGGGCCGGCGTAATGAATTTCTGTCGGCCCTTGCGGACAACCGACGCTAACAGCAACATTTTTGAAAGGTGAATGTTATGGCACTAAGTGTCTCAACTGCCTTCACCACGTTGTTCGATGCAGAGGTCAAACAGGCTTATCAAGCCATGCGCAAGTTGGCCGGCCTCGTTCGAGAACGTGATGCACAAGGCGCAACCACCGTGAAATTCCCGAAGCTCGGGAAGGGCGCGGCTACCATTCGGACTCCACAATCTGACGTTGTGCCGATTAATGCAACATACTCGCAAGCCACAGCGACGATGGTGGATTGGATTGCTAGTGAATATTCCGACATTTTCAATCAATCTCATGTCAACTTCAACGACCGTCAGGAAATGGTTCAGATGGTCGGCGGCGCGATTGGCCGACGCATGGATCAGGTCGTTATTGACGCCCTTGACGCGGCAACGCCAGCGACGGTTGCCAACTCAATCGGCGGATCAAATACCGACTTGAATGTCTCAAAGATCCGAGAAGCTGCGAAAAAGCTGAATGCGAACAACGTGCCGGCGGACGGCCGCACGTTGCTGATTCACGCCAATTCGCTGGCTGCGCTGCTCGGTGAAACCCAAGCCACCAGCGTCGATTATGTCACTTCTCGCGCCTTGATGGATGGTTCATTGGATACTTATCTCGGATTTAAAATCGTCGTGATGGGCAACATGGATGAGGGCGGTCTGACGATTGACGGCTCATCTGATCGCACAACTTACGCTTTCCACAAAAATGCGGTCGGCATGGGCATGTCGATGCAGAACCAGACGAGGGTGGACTATATTCCCGAGAAAACCTCATTCTTGGTGGCCTCGATGTTTTCCGCCGGCGCCATCGCGGTCGAAGATACGACTGCTGGTGGCATCGTCAAAATCACCTGTAGGGAGGCTTAATCATGGCTTTTGCAAGATCAGGATGGAATCCCATCGGCGGGCAATCCAAGAAAGGCAGTGCGCCGGCCATGTGGTCATTTGGTACGACCGACCCAATTGCAACGGTGAACACCACCGGCTACTTCAACAATGTTAGCGACGAAGTTTCCGTCCGCGACATCATCTTCATACAAGATACCGCAACGCCAATGCTTAGCATAGTGAGTGTTAGGAGCAATGCGTCCGGCGTGGTCGATGTATCTGATGGTCATGCGATTGAGGAAGATGACGCCGATTAGTCGTCATCGAAAACGGTAAGGCGGGGGCCGTAACAGCGGCTCCCGTCAAGCCGAATACATTTAGAGAGGGCGCGCATGGCGACCGGCGATACTAAATTGTCGATTTGTTCGGATGCGTTAATCATGCTGGGGTCCGCGCCCCTTTCTTCGTTTTCGGAAGGCACCGACGCAGCCCATATCTGTGATCGTCTTTATGACGATATCCGCGACACATTGCTATTGAGCTATCCGTGGGTGTTCACCCAGAAAAAAGTGCAGCTCGCTCAATCGGTGGACAGCCCGGTCAACGAATGGCTGTACGAATATCCACTGCCCAGCGACATTCTCGGTTCCGGGCCTCGGGCTCTATTCACGACCAGCGGCACACGGGCCAGCCCAACGGCGCATGGCTGGGAAGTTTATGCGGCGAACGTCCTGACCAATTACAACACGATATATATCGATTATCAATTCCGGCCGTCTGAAGACGTGATGCCGACTTTTTTCATTCAACTTCTGAAATATTATATGGCCTGGCATATCGCTGAACCGGTTACTGATCAGATCACGAAGGGGCAGTATTATCAATTTCTGGCGGTGGGTATGCCCGGGGAGAATATGCGCGGCGGCATGTTCCGCCAGGCCATGCAGATCGACGGCACCGGACATCCGACCCAGGCATTCATTAACTATCCGCTGATTACAGCCCGCGTGGTGTAGGCCGTGAGCCGCGTAATACGGATTCAAACTAATTTCTCTGCCGGCGAACTTGACCCGCTTCTCCGGTCGAGAATAGATATGGCGCAATATTACAATGCGCTGGAGACGGCGACGAATGTTCACATTCTGCCGCAAGGTGGCGCCAAACGTCGAGGCGGTCTGAAATATCTTGCCCAGCTTCCGTCTGCCGCCGCGCCGCAAAATGGCGTCAGGCTGATCGATTTTGAATTTTCCATAAACGACAGCTATATGTTCGCGCTGTGCAATCAGCGTATTTACATTTTTAGGAACGGCGTACTGGTTACGAATATCAATGGATCCGGCAATGACTATCTGGCGGTCAGCACGATCACCGGCGCGATGTTATCGCGGCTGCGGTATGCGCAATACGCAGATACCATAATATTCGTGCATGAGGATCTCGCACCTCTCAGAATCGTGCGCGGCGCAACGCATAGTACCTGGACCGCGTCAGTAATCACGTTCGCCAATGCGCCGAGAAATGCTTTCGAGATCACTTCCACGCCAGGCACAATGGCGCTAAAGCCAGGGGGGATAATCGGAAATATTACGCTCGAGTTAATTTCAGAAATCACGGGCACTTTTACCAGCGCCATCGTCGGTCAATACATCAATGCACTAGAAACATTCGGACGAGTTCGCATTGTTGAATATGTCGCGCCATCTATTGTCAAGGGGGTTGCCGAGGTCGCGTTTTTCGATACGGCCGCTATTCCGGCCGGTGAGTGGGAGATCGAATCTGGTTACGAGACGGCATGGTCCGGTAGTCGCGGATATCCGATCTCGACAACATTCCACGAGGGCCGGCTGTTTTTTGGCGGGAGCAAAACCCTGCCCACGACCTTTTGGGGATCTGTCGTTAATAATTTTTTCGACTTCGATACGGGCGATGCGTTCGATGATCGCGCCATCGGCGGTACAATAACCACATCTTCGCTAAACGCCATTGTGGACATTTTCAGCGGCCGTGATCTTCAGATATTCACCACCGGCGGCGAGTTCTACATCCCGCAAACTGTTGGCGAGCCGATCACGCCGTCGAATCTTACCATCAAGGTCGCGACACGAAACGGCATCAAGCCTGGCGTTCCGGTGGCGGGCCTCGATTCCGGCACGCTTTTTATCCAGCGCCAGGGGAAGCAACTTAACGAAATGCTA